CCCCAATAAAGAAGGGCGCTTAAATATTTTTTTTTGGGGGCGGGCCTTTTGTATTGCTCAATGATTAGAACGGTTGTTTCTATATAATAGAAACCGTAAAAATAAAATCACAATGATTTCAATTTATTATTTCTGAAAATTAGTATAATTCTTCAAAATACGTAAAAATAATGCCAAGAATAGAATAATAATAGCATTATATTTTACAAAATTAACATAGGGTTTTGATTAAAACTTGGGGCTGACATAGAGAACCCTAGAATACAACACATCAATCCAGCAAAATTTTAAGCTGCCGAGACATTGTATCGAAGTTAAATTCAAATTTGCACAAAACCAATATCTTCATTATGCAAAACAAAAGAAACGCTTAGTCTGCCCCTCTATACATTTCCCACAACACCTCCGTCAACCACAAGCAGTTCCAACTTATGCAGCAAGCTCGCCTTCAATTTTTCTACTTCAACAATCAAATCTTGCGATTTGTGCTTCCCCGTTCAATCTTGGCATAGCTGCTAGGAGACATTCTCATTTTTTCAGCTATGTCTCCCTGCACCCGGTTCTGGGTTTCACACAGAAGATTGATTTTCTAGTGTGTTTTCATTAGCCACTACTTTTTCGGAGGGTGGCGTACTTTTTGTGATTGGAGTAACAAAGCTAAAAAAGACATCTTTCAAAAATGAGGCAGCTTTTTTTGATACTTTACTCTTTCTCAAGAGACATCGGGGCTTGTTGCAATTGCTGGGAAACCGTATCTAATGCGGTTAGGATGTCCGCATAATACAAGCTGATGAACTCTTTCACGGCAGAGTTATCTAACAATCTTTTTAAATAACCACCAGCCACAATCAAAGACAGATTGGTATCACTAATTTCTTTCTCTGTCCGGGTATAGTCCTCCTTCAACCTGTCCATTTCTTGTTCCAACAGTGAAAGTTTTTCTAGACTATCCGAGTGCTTTTTCTTTTTCTGAGCATGATCAACCAAGTCTTCCTGGGAGGATGCCACCAAGATCATCTCAGCATAGGACTTGGTGAACTTGTTGGCTGCAATCATCATATCTGCAGCTTCCATCTGTCGGATGGGTTTCATTTTTCGGAGGATCCGAAACGTATCTTGTGCCAGATGCTTGTCTGAGAGTTTCGCGGCTACTTCGGGCATGATATCATTCAGCAAATTCAACTTGCTTTCGATTCCGGATAAGTTGATATTCAGGGTTTTGGCAATCTTCTCCCTTGGTATGCCTTTGCTAATTGCACGGCTGATCATCCGGTATTCCTGAATTGGGCTTAACCGGTTAATTTGCCGGTTATAGGTAAATCCTTCATCGTCTGTGGACAGCAGACATACTACCGTGTCGATTCCTAGTTCTTGTAAGGCAAGCAGACGGAGATGCCCGTCCAGTAAGAGGTACTTACCGTTTTCTTCATAAACAGCCAGCGGCTCAATAACACCAATTTCCTCTACTGAGGCCAAGATGCTTTTGAACTTCACGCTCTCCCGTATCCCTTCGGGGAAGGGGTGCATGGTTTGAATATCTTTGAGCGCGATGTTCTTCAATGATGCTTGAAAAGCATAAGCGATGTGTTTAGGCTGATTCATTGATATATGTTTCCCTAGAACATAATAAATCAAGCATCTATAAGGCTTTCGGCTATATTTCCGTTCCGCAATCATTACGTTTGAAGCTGGTTTTTATCCAACAAAATCAAAGGCTGGAAATTTTTTGCGGAACGTTTTTCAGGTGATTTCAGCCCTCTAAATTTCAGACGGCCTTACTGTGCAACAACCCGCCCGTATGCCTGCCACTCCCTCAAATCGGCGGCTTGGCTGTCGGCTGTTTCTGCCAGTCCCGCATATTCCTCAGCGCAGCGTCCGAGTAGCTCCCAGCCTTCGGCACTGTCCGTGCCATCAGGTGCGGCGGTGGTTGCAGAGGTGTGAGAGTTCGAGTCTCTCCGTCCGCACCATTAATAATAAATAAATCAATAACTTAAAACGCATTGGGACAATATGGGGACAAAAAACACAGGCCATCTGCTTTGAGTAGATGGCTTTTTTTATTAGGCTTATAAATTTAAAACTATATAAATCAGCGACTTGCGGAAATATTCAAAAAACCTCTTGCATTACCTCATGTAAAGAGGTAATATACACACAAGGATTCAGCGCAACCGCGCAAACCGCGCCTCGGGTAATCAGGGGTAAGGATTTAAAAATGAAAGCAATCAACATCTCTTTGGCCGCTCAAACCAATATTGCACGCGAAGCAGCCGACTACATCAACAGCTTGGCAATGAGCAACGGTTTCTCTACCGCAATGAATGATGACGAATTGAGCCAATATCAAAGCTGGTTTGAAAACCAAGTTTCTGAATGTGATAGCTACATTGCTGAAAATTTAGTTATCGAAACTGAAGAAATTGAACTTGACGACGAAGAATAAAAGACAGGCCGCCTGAAACATGGCGGCTTTTTTGAAAGGAAAAATGAATGCCTCATCAAAATAGAAACTGGCAACGCCGCTGGACGGTTGATTTTGAAACGCAAACGGCGGCTCATGAAGATGGTTGGGTTTTTGAATTTACAAAAGTTTCAGACGGCGTATTTGATGGCCGGCTGATTGCCCAGCCTGAAAACCTAACATTGGAGCAAATCAAAAACGCGCCGCGAATTGCGAAAGAAGCAGGCGAAGCGTGGGAACGCGCCCGAAGAAATCGACAATAGGGGATCCTATGATTGAAAATGCAGAATTGGGATACACACCTGCAAACCTGAAGGCATTGCGCCGAAGATATGGACTGACCCAGCAGAATGTTGCCGATATTACGGAATCAACGCTGAAAACCGCCCAAAAATGGGAAACAAGCCCGAATTTGAAAAGCTACGCCAACATGCCTCACACTAAATGGCTGAAACTGTTGGAATATGTTGAGAATAAATGAGAAGAGGCCGTCTAGATTCAGACGGCCTTTACTTTATTTAAGCGTATCAGATAACGCCTTATGACGCGCCTTACAGTCGTTGTACAAGCCGATGACTTGTAGCGACCACGGCAGAATATCCGCGCCTGTACCACCCTCAAGTTTAGGCAGATTCTGGCATGGTTGCACCAAGTCGGCAGGCGGTTTAGTTGCCGTCGGCAATGGCGGCGTTGATGACTGACAACCCATCAGAATCAACGCAGATGTTACGAAAAACAGGCTTCTCGACAATCTTTTGCACTTGGACATAACGCACCCTTTCCTTTTCTTCTCGCATGGCTTTGCCGGTTTGATACGCGGCGGCCGTTTCACGGTCTTGCTTCGCTTTTTCAATCGCAGCATCTTTCAGACGGCCTGAAATTTCCGCCGCCATTGAATCACGTCCTCGCCGGTATTGGGCGGCATGGTCGTATTGCCACGCGCTCACAATCAGCACGAAACCAATCACGATCAGAATCAGTTTCCAGTTTTTAAGCAGGCTGTTCATAGGTTTTCAACATCGCTTTGTAGTTTTTAATTTCGCTTTCGGCAAACTCAAACGCTTTAAAATCTGCGTTTTCGCTCGCCTCTTTGCTTTTGGCTTCCCATTCAGCAATACGCGCTTTCAGAAACTCGACAGAATTCATGGCCGCTCCCTAGACGTGCAAGCCGGGCAAATAGACGGTCTTGCCGTTTTTCTTGGTTGCCGTCATGATTTGGTTACGCATTGGGCTGTTACGGCGAAAGCCAACATGAACCCACGCGCCATCGCCACGTTCAGGAAACTCAAGAATCAACTGGTCGAATGTGATTTTGCCTTCGTCGCGCATTTTGATAATCTCTTTCGCAAATGCCAAAGAGGTCAGGCCAACGGCATCACAGTCAGCCGCCAAACCGAAACGATGGGCAGACGTTGGACTACCGCCTACAAGCTTGTTCACGCGTTCACTGCGGAAACAGGAAGTTACAATGATTCCGCGACCAACATAAGCGCGGATTTTTTCAAGCTGTTGCGCCGTGTAATAGATGTTGTCCATTTCGGCAGATGACGGCTTGTTTTCAATACCGGCACGGCGTGCAGATTCGCTGCGTGTCAATTCTTTTAAACTAAAGTGTTCAGTGATTTGCATTTTCTTTCTCCAAGAAAAAAGGCCGTCTGATTTCAGACGACCTGTCGTTACTCTTTATCGATAAATTTGTCAGCCGTTTTCTTGACCCACTTTTTCATCAAGCCAGGGGCAATGGTTTTCACGGTATCCATCGCATGGCCTGTCAAAATGCCGACAAACGCGCCGGCGATCGCACAAGTCCAAACCTGATTAACCATCAAAAACCGTTCCACAACCGCCGCCGCTGCCACTGCCGATACAACCGCCTCAAACAAGCTTGAGACAATCTTGTCATGGTCTTTGATACTCGACCACGCACTGCCGACAATGCCGCCCACTATGGCAAACAGGTAGCCGAATTGAAAAAAATCCATTATTCCCCCTTTAGGCTGTCTTTCAATTTTTCGCCCGAAAACAAGAATTTAAGTGAGTTATTGCCAGCGAGTAAGCAAAGAAACGCCAAGATGGGCGGAATGACCATGCCTGTGTGAGCAGGCGGAAACGCTCCCCAAAACGCCTGAGTGGTCAAGAACCAAATGAACGCCGACACTAGCAACAGATAGCCTGAAAAGACACTCCCTTTGTACGTCTGCCAATACATCGCCGCCAATTGCAACAAGCCGATACCGCCGAAAACTGTAATCAGGATAGATTCGGGTATCGTTTTAAACTTGTAATAGATAGGCCAGTTATAAATGTCCACAGGCGAAAACGCAAACACGGCGGCATAGCCAATCAACGACAGCCCACTGGCAAACTCGACAACGCGCGTGCCGGTGCTGAAAAGCCACTTTTGAAAACGTACAGGTAGGAAACGCCAATCTAAGACATACTTAACCCATTTCAATGAGTTACTCATTTTTAACCTCCAAAGAAAAAGGACTTTTTGACAAAATTATCAAAAAGTCCGTTTACGAAAAAAGCCGCCTGAACCATTCAGACGGCCTGACCGTTAAACAAATTTGAAATCACGTTTCATCTGTTTCAAAAGCTTCACCAAATCCTTTTTGTGAATAAAGTCGCCGCCTGTTGAATTGATGATAATCGTGCTGTCGTCTCCTCCTGACTGGCCTGCCATTTCGCGGATGGTTTGAGCGTGTTCAGCAGGCAAAACCATCTCATTCTCGTGCAGTTGGGTCAGAGGGTTGATGCCGGCCGGAATATCCCAACCACCTGCCGCCGACGGAATCCGCGTTGTGGTCGTGGAGGTTGAAGAACCGCCGCCGCCCATTCCGCTCATCAATCCATAAACTGCCGCCATCGCCGCTGCCGCCGCGCCAACGGCAAGAATCGGGCCGACGTATGGAATACCCGCCATCGCCTTAAATGCCTCGGCCGCCGCTTGAATGGCGTTCATGCCGACGTTTGTCGTCGTTTCAGTCTGTTTAATACCGGTTACGGTAGCCGATGTAGCAGATTGCGTGGCAATTTGGCGTGCGCCGTTAGCCAGCCACATCGCGCCTTCCTTGGCGAATCGTCCGGCCAATGCCGCCAACGGCTTGCTGACCATCTCTTGAACGAAGATTTGCCGTATTGACGAAAACAAGCCGCCCATCGCCTGTCTGAAGCTCTTAGCCCTTGTCAACATAGCGGTAAACGCCTGCCCCATCTGTTGCTGCGCTTCCTGCCAAACGTTCTTTCCGCCGTCCTGAAGCATTTCCATGACGTTCGGCGCGTCTTTCTGGCGTTGGCTTTCGCGCTTGCCCTCATTCTTCGCCTGTGTGCGTTCATGGCCTTGCCCAAGTTCCGCCATCTGTGCTTTAAGCTTATCAATGGCCGTCTGGCTATAAGTCGGGTCTTGTGCAGCAAGTGCAATCCGTTCTTGCAATGCGTCATAGGCAATCTGATAACGTCGGTTTTCAAACTCGATTTCCAAATCAAGGCGTTCAAGTTGCGAGATTCGACCGTTGGCCAAGGCTTGGTCGGCTGCGTCCTTCTCCATTTCCAGCTTATGCTTGTCCAGCTTCTCCCATTCAGCCACCTGATTCATTTTCGCTTCAGTCGACTGCTTCGATAACTGGTCTTCAAGGGTCAGGATTTTTTCACGCAGTTTCAGGCCGGTTTTACTGCCAGCGTCAACCGTTGCCAGTTTCTCGCGCCAGTAGGCAGCCTCACGCGCTAAATCCCATTCTTGGTGCGTGAGCGTTTCGCGCTGCATTTCACGGTGTGCAAGTTTTTGGGCTTTGATTTCCTCTTCCCAGCCTTGCATTGGGTCTTGCGCCGCTCCTGAGCTGCCTGCATGACCTTTCCCGCCGCCTTTACGTCCGCTACCACCTTTACGGCCTGAGCCACCACCGCCACCGCCAGCAGGCGCGTGAGCTTTGGCAGAACCTCCGCCACCGCCACCACCTCGTGCGCCTCTCATTGCTTTAGCTTCGTGAATGTTGGCCGCGCGTTCCTTGATGGCATTTGCCATTGCGCCGGCGCGGTCTTTAGTCATACTGTCAGCGATTCGACCGCCAAGTCCGCCATCATTCATCCGTCCCATTTGAACGTTGTTCAGCTTTTCAATACCCGAAACGCCGACCATTGACGCGGCTTTATTGGCAAAATCAATCATGCTGTTAATCATGCCGACCGCTTTGTTTACCATCCACTCAATCGCGGAAATAAACACGTTGCCAATAGCCTTGCCAAGATTGGCAAAGAATTGCGGCATATTGTTGGCAGCCTCTTTAATCAACATCCATCCGGTTGCGAATGTGTTGATATAGACGTTGATGTACGCCCCGATGGTGCTTGATATTAAGCTCATCACGCGCTCAAACACCGCCGACCATCCGCCGACACTCTCATCAACCCATGCCGTCAACTCGCCGAACCATGATTTAACGGTATCGACAGCTTCGCCGATGGTTTCCGTGATGACTTGCCAGACGGCCTGTATCACATCAGAAAGATTCGACCAGCCGTCACCGAAAACGTCTATTTCATCGCCGAATTGGGCAATCAATCCGATGACCGCGCCGATTGCGACAGCCACAATCCCAAACGGATTTGCCAGTAATGCCACATTCAAGGCCAGCGTTGGTGCAACAGCGGCCGCAACAGCAACGGCAAACCCTGCAACGATAGGGACGACCAAATTCAGGTTATCGGCAATCAGTTTAATAACAGCGGCAATCCCAGACATTGCGCCGCTGTCGTTCAGCAGCTTGGAAACCATGCTTTGCCAGTTATTTGAAAACACCGTCAAAGCCTGTCCCATCGTCATAGGCATTTTAGCTGCCTGCTCACCGAATTTCTCAGACGCGCCGGATATAGCTTTAAAAATCACATCCGCCGTCAACTGCCCTTCACTGCCAAGCTTTTTGATTTCGGCGCGGGATTTGCCCATATATTCTGCAATGGTATCAAGCAGAATCGGTGCGGCGTCAGCAATGGATTTAAATTCATCACCCTGCAATACGCCGCTACCCAAAGCCTGCGACAACTGCATAAGCGCGGCGGCCTGTTGTTGCGCCTGTACGCCGCCGATAGCCATCGCGTTATTGGTTGCCTCGGTAAAGGTCAAAATCTCCTGTTGCGTATAGCCGTAGTCCTTCAAGGCGCGGCTTGTGGAAACGTACAGATTTGCTGTCGATTCCAGTGAGGCGCGCGTATTGTTGGCTACATCCAATAACTGACGTTGCACTGCCAAATACTCGCTTTCAGACGACACAACCTGTCTGACTTGTGCGTTGATTGATTGCATAGCGTCGGCAGTATCAAGCATGGACTTGGCAAATGACAGTGAGGCAAATCCTGCCAAAACGGATCCAATTTTACCCAGCCCACCGGCAGCCGCCGAAGCCTTGCCGTCTGTCTGCTCAAGCTCGCTGTTCAATTGCTGAACCTTGCGCTCGTAGGTTTCTACGTCAATCGCACCAAGATTCAATAGCTGATTAACTTCTGCCAGTTTCGCCTTAAACTGCTCCATCGGAGTGCGCGTTTCTTCGTACACTTTCCGCGCCGAAGAAGATATTTTGTTAAACATCCCCTCTTGTGCATCGCCAAGCGTTTTAAAAGTCGATGGGTTGACATGAAACGCCTGTTCCATCGACTTTTTCATATCGTCAAAATGTGTTTTTAATCGCGCTTTGACGTTACCAATGGCGTTTTCAATGGCCTTTGAAGCCGATTCCGCAGAGTTTGCTGCTTGGTTAAACCCTGCCGCCGTGCCGTTTTCGACGGTTATTTTGATTTTTGCTTCTAAATCGCTCATACGACCGCCCATAAAAAAGCCCGTGAATCATCACGGGCGTGTTTTCAATTTACTTACGCTTCAATCAGTTCAGCACCGGAAAAAACGCTTTGTTCATTACCCTGCTCAACAGCTTTGCCGTACAGCCAAGCGCGTGATACTTCCGCGCCATTAGGTAAGCCGTTCACGGTAACAGAATGGGAACAAAGCGGATTTCTGCCTGCTTCGTATGCCTTTTTAGACACATAGCCATTCATCGTTGCCGTAACATTGTTGTACTTATAATCGGTACTTACATATTCGATTACATGATAGCTCGCCACCGCGCCGGTGCTTTCGTCTTCGATTTCGTGCTTGATTGCGATTACTTGCTTTGCCATGATTTTCCTTTCAATAGGCATAAAAAAACCCGCAAATGCGGGCAAAATAATTTCAATATTTAATTTCCGTAACCCAATGGGATACCGTCTAGGTCAACCATAAAAATATAAGTGCTGCCGGGCGTTGTCCATCCACTCATAGATTGCCACCAACCATTATCGCTACCTAAATTAACTAAGGCATGTTGTACCGTGTTTTCATCACGGAAAAAGAACCCTTCCGCTAATTCAGCCGCGTAATCAGTAGTAAACCCTCCCGGCACATATACACCACGGTTATAAAGATGAAGCATAGCGCGTCTAACATAAGGAATGAAAACTCCTAAATTATCAGAATATTTCCGATAAGCACTTATATCAACCTTATAGTCTTTTTTCAAATCAGGGGACTGGTCGTAAGACAATTCATGAAACGATACAAGTTTTAGCCTGTACCAAGCGGAATGGTAAACCAATTCCCCTTTATCATTCCATAATTTCAACCCCGCCCCACGTTCAGGCGGTTGCCATATATCAAAAATATAATATTCGATAGGGTCTTTTAACGTGAAGTTGTGCCAAATAAAGATATTAAACCCTCTATCCGTACCCTGATGCACTGATTTTTCAGTTATAGGCAGCGCAGTTACCTTACTGTTATAATCGTATCCTCTTGGTTTCAATACGATTACAGGATAATTCATCCCTTTGGTATCAATAAAAGTTGCCTTACTATCCCCATTTTTAAAAAAATCTTTGTCATATAGTAAACCTGATTTTCTCAAATGGAAATTTTGGTATTGATTGCTTATCGTAACTAATGGTGCGCCGCCGTTTGCATTAAATATCTTAAACATAAGGGCAAATCCCTAGAACTAAATTAATATAATCCCCTTTTTCATTACTCGCTCCGATCGCATTATCGCCATAAATCCACCAAATTTCAGGACTATTATAAAACTCGTATGAATAATGGACTTTTATGCCATCAATTCTAATTTCAGGCCACCCCGTCCCATCAATATCTGACATTGTGATAAAGTGGAATACCTTAAACCCATCAGGGATATTCGCTAATTCAGGAACCTCAATATATCCTTTCCATCCTTTGCTAGACGTAGGGAGTTTGATTATTTTTAATAATTGCGGAAACCGAGAATCTACTTTATCGCGCAATGTTCCGTCTTCGTTATAGACTTTCAACCCTGCCGCCATTAATCATACCTCCATAAAAGAGGCCGTCTAAAAACTAGACGGCCTTTCTTACATTGACAACTCAACAATAAGAACCCCTCGTTCGTTAAAGAACTGGATTTTATCATTCGTCATCTTCAGCCCAACATTACCAGACGCAGCAGATATTGACACCCTGCCGTTATTATCGACAGCGAACCGACCATTACCAAGATTCAAACTGCCACCGTTAATGTTGCCCATATTGGCAGAAATGGCAGATAAGTTGTTCACATTCAGCTTATCAGCCGTGATACTACCTGCCGCCATTTCACGCGCTGTAACGCTTCCAGCTTTCAGGCGGTTTGCGTTCAGCGTGTTTGCCGTGATTTTGTCGCCGTGAATATCCCCGGCGTTCAATTTATCGATAATCGCCTTACCGTTTACCACCAGTTCGCCGTTCACGCCGACACGGTTTTTCTGCGTATCAACCACAAACGGGAACACGTCAGCCTTGCCAGTCGAACCAACACCGAAGCGGTCAGCGTTCACAATAAACTTGCTTTCAGGCGTGCCGTTTTTCGGCGTGGTTGCCAAACCGTAGCCTGCCACCTTGCCATTAACGTCAACCTTGACCGTGTACTGTGCCTCCAAGCCGTTGATACTTCTAGCATGGGTTTGCACCGCCGCCTCATTGCCGTTAGCCTTGCTTTGCACTGTCGTGATACGCTCGCCAAGAGATTTAATATCGCCTGTCGCTTTGGTTAAGGCCGTCTGAACAACCTGAACCGTTGCCTCAGTATCCTCCGGCGCCGGTGTCCAGTCGGTCGCAACAGTGCCACGCTCCAGCTTAATGCGGTCAATCCGTGAGGCAGTTCTGCCGCTATTCGGGCCACAATAAATCAATAAGCGGTCGTTTGATGGGTTGTTTTTTGACCTTTGCCATGTTGCTGACAGTCGATAAACTCCATCAGCCACTTTCTTCATTGTGCCTAACCAGTTCCAACCGTTCGAGTTAAACGGCCAAAACGCTTCGCGGTCACTGCCCAAAGCCCCCCAAATCGTTACAGTAAACGGCTCACCTTCTTGTAACGAATTATCGGTCATTAAATATGACTGCATTAAATAATTGGAATTTTGAACTTGCGTTGCGGAATCTCGGATTAAGTTTCTACCTCCGACAGATAAGTTATTGAGTCTCGATGATATTCGTGCGTTTACACTGCCTGCGCCATTACCGTCAATCAAAGATATTTTGTCGCGCAAAGCCTTGTTTAAATTGCTTTCCGCCAAATCTGTGACTGACACATCGGCAACGGTAAAAGCAATACTGTTGCTGACGTGCATACCGTCTTTGCCGAAGCTGTCATAACCGGCGGCGCGTAAATAATAAGTCTTACCCTGTTGTAAATCCTTTCCGTTGCATTTCGTAATAGAAACAAAGGTTTCCGCGCCGTCGTAGACTTTATTCGCGTCTGTCGTTGGGACGGCCTGATTCTCAGACACCCAAATAACAATGCCCGCAAAATCCTCTTCAGACGGCATGGCGCATTTGAAAAACGCCTGACGTAAACCACTGTCAACCTCAATGCCTTGCAATGGTTTGAGTTGAGGGTTTTGAGCGGCCACTTGCGCCCAGTTACCAGTTCTCCCAGTAATCGCACGTCCACGAACTTTAAAGACAACATCACGGACTTGTCCGCCGTCAGCTTTCATGTCGGCCTGCGTGTAGGTAAATCCGTTGTCAACAATACCGCTCAAGCTTCGCAGTAGTTTTTGCGTATTGCCTGCATAGACTTCTACGTCGTAGGTATCAGCACCACCCAGCTTATCCCAAGCAATAACGGCTTCTTTGCCGTATGCCCAAGATGATGTAAGGCGTAAATTCTGAATCTGCCCAAGCGGTGCGCCCTTGATGGTGTAGGAATAAGCCGGTACTTCTGCAAGCTCCTGCACGCCACTACCAAAGACGTTGAAAGACACCAGCTTAACCCAAACCGTGCGTCCTACCCAGTTTGCAGGAACGGCGTATTTGAACATCGCTTCATCAATACGCACGAACTGGCCGCCTGCATTGTGTCGGTCGATGGTTGATCCATACGCACCGCGCGTCAGATTGCCAAGCGTATAACGTCCCACGCCTTTCAGTTCGGCAGTCTCATAGGCCAAAAACTCGCCGTCAACGTAACACAAAGTCAATAAATCGCGGCTGTCTTGCTCCGTTCCGCCTGTCATTTGCCCGGCGGAAATTTCAACGTTCAGAGTATTGGCGCGGTCGAAAACCGCACCGCTTGCCAAAGGCGCAGACAGTGATCCGAAACGCGCTTTCTTGTTGGTCGCGCCGATTCGCGTGTAGCTGTCGCCATCGGTCGAAATCCACACTTCGGCGCCGCCCCCCATATCCTGCGCTCCCTCGAAGCATTCGGCTTCGAATGGGACGGCGAAGTGG